GGAGGGCCAGCAGCTAAACCATTTTTATTATTACCAATCGTAATATTTCCTGATGCTGCTATTGGATTCTGAAATATACCATCTGTCTCCCCACCTGCTGATATTGCATTGGTAGATGCAGCAGTTATCCTACCCTGTGCATCAACTGTGATAGCTGGTATTGCAGTAGCCGAACCATAACTCCCTGCACTAACAGAAGTATCAGCAAGTCCAGCAGCTTGTGCTTTAGTTAATCCCATTATGCTGCTACCTCCATAATTGTCATAGATGATATTGGTCTGTGATATACAGCAGAATCACCATCAACTTGAGAAGCGTTTATATACACATATCTTTGTTGAGAATCTCCGTTATATTGTCTTATTTGATAATTAACTGCACTTGTACTTGTTGGCGTATGGTAATAATTCATGCCTACATTAACAAAACCATTGTTAGGGTAACCAATAGCACCCGCAGAAGTAACTCTTGTTCTACTTCCTGAAGCATCACCTGTCGCTGCTGTTATTACAGAACCATCTGCATGAAGGACAATTCCTAATGTTTCATTTGTATCTTGATGAGACATATTCATATCAACAATAATAAGCAATCTATTACTTGTACTTGCTGCTGTAAAAGATAATTCAAGAACATTAGTAGAACTTATAGTACCAGAGGCAAGATTTTCTGAAAAAGTATCAGTTTTAGTTACGTTTTTTACTTGAAGAATTCTACCAGCACCGCCATTAGGAAACGCTGGTTTACCTGAGTTATCAAAAGTTATTGCATCTGCTGAAGCAGAAGTGGATCGTATTGCGTTTGTTATTAACCTACTCATGCTGCTACCTCCATTGCTGTAATAACTGAAGAGCCTGTAGTGTTTGAATTATAAGCAGCACGATTTACATATTGAGTAACACTACTACTATAAATTTTAGTTCTTACTCTATAATTAACTTGCGAAGTTGTATTAGGTGAATCTAAAAATCTATATGTAACTTGTGCCCTAGTATAGTTATCAAGATTACTATTTGCTGCAACATAAAACATTGCAGTTGATGAATCCATAGCATTTGGGTTAATAGGTGTAACTGTACTACTAACTTCTCTTACTAACTCAAAACGATTTTGAGTTTGTGCATCATTTCCACAAGCTACAACAAAATCAACTAATACTTTATTTGAACTTGATGAAGGTGTTATATTTACCGATAATCCAGTTATATCTACAAAAGAAGTAGAACTTGTAGAAAATGCGTCAGTTTTAAGTACTTGCTGTAATTGCAAAACCTTACCTGTAGTTACACCTGTCAAGCTTGAGGCTGATATGTTTCCAGTTGATCCGTTTAATACTATTGGCATAATTTACCCCCTAGACAATAACATAACGTGAACCAGACGGAATGGTAACTGTTACCCCACTTGCAATTATTATATCCCCTGCACTAACTCCTGACTTGTTTGTGGTCATAGTATAATTATTTGAAATTGTTAGCGAGTTTTCTGTAATACAACCATCAGCAACTTGTGATGAAACTCCTGTAAGACCCGATCCATCTCCAGCATAAGCTGTAGCTGTTAATGTTCCTGTAACAGTAGCTCCAGCACTTGTAGTCTCAAATTTTTTAACATCATTGTGGTAAAGTTCTACAGCTCCATCAGTAGTGGCTTTTATTTTGCTTTCACCACTTCCACTTTGTATAAATAAATTATTATCACCTCTTATATAAAGATCACCAGTACCACTATCGACTATGAAGCTATTATTGCCATTATGATAAATTTGTAAATCATTCCCTGCTCCAAATCTAACCTTTTGGTTGTCAGCAAGGTCAACATTAGTAGCTAGATCCGTTCCAACAATAGTTCCATCAACGATTTTTGCACTTGTTACTGTATTGTCACCTGGAGTTCCAATCGCAATCGTAGCTCCCATATTAATGATGAAATATGTAGCACCGCTAGGAGGAGCAGCATCAAAGATAATATCTGTACCGCTAACAACATATCCATCTGTCATGTCTCCCTGTCCAGACCCATCATTGGGTTGTTGCATCACACCATTTATTGAGACTCGTAAGATCTCTGCATTACTTGGTGTTACTGCTGTACTTGTCCCCTTAGTAACTAACTTAAATCTGTAAGCAGATCCATTAAATGTAGCTGACCCACCACCCGTTCCAGAAGATGAGGCAATGTCTAATAAATCTGCTGTTCCTGTAGCTGCAACCCCACCAATTTCACCCCAAGAACTTCCGTTATATCCCTCGAACTCTGATGTCTGACTATTAAATCTGAACATACCACCAGACGGAGATCCTGGTCTTTGGGCAGTCGTACCAGAAGCAACATCAATAGCTCCTGTCCCTGTCATCAAGATATTGTCACTAACAGTAAATGTGCCAGTAACATCCATATTTCCACTAACACTCAAGCTAGATAACAGAGTTCCTGTAGCTGTTGCAGAGTTTGTTGCTACACCATTACCCATCAACGCATGAGATGAACATTGGTAATGAATTACCATTGGAGTGGTATCTGCTATAACAATTTGCGTATATGCACCACTAGAGCCTGGAGTTCCGCTTGTTGTTACGTTTGTTGTATATGCTGTTGTTTTATTTGCTTCTAAATAAAAACGAAGAGGGTGTCCACTATTAGTGCCATCTGATTGGTCAAACTTATAAGTACGACCTGGTGTAAGAGTTAAAAAAGGTGCTTCTTTACCATCAATTTTATATCCGTTACCAGATCCACTTCCGTTATATCTATGGGCTGCTGTCTTACTTGCAACAGTAACAGTAAATGTTTTTACAGATCCAGTATATGTAGCATGAGTAGAAGCAAATCCTCTTATATTGCCATCATCAGTAAGAGTTAATGTGCCTGTAAAGTTAGGATCTGCGTTTTGTCCTGGAGCGACCCAAGATAATACTCCAGAAGCATTACTTGATAAAACATATCCACTTACAGAAGAGTCAGCAGAAGGTAAAGTCCAAACTACATTAGAAGATACTGTAGCTGGAGATTTAAAACCTACATAATGTGATGAATCAGAATCTAAATATCTAAATTCTTTTTGACCAGAAACAGAGATATGTTCACTACTTGTCCATGAATCTGTGGCGTTTACCCAATTAAATGTTTTATCTGTAGCTCCTTTTAGCGTTAATCCACCTCCATCAGCAGTTGTATCAGATGGTGTCGTAACCTTGCCAAGAGTAATATTTTTATCTTCAACATCAAGATTGGTAGTGTTTATTGTGGTTGTCGTTCCGCCAACTGTTAAATCACCAGGAATATTTACAAGACCAGCAGAACTTATTGTCATTCTGCCTACACCAGCAGTACTAAATGTTAAAGTGTCTGATCCTCCGCTTATTCCAGAGTTTGTATCTGAATTAAAACTAAATGCTGGAGCAGAAGCAGATCCATCAGGTGCTTTACCTAGTAAATTAGCGTATGTAATTTTATTGTTTGATCCAGTACCTCCACCACTTACATCAATTATTGGCAACACATCAGTACTAGCTGGTGCGGTAAGTTCTGTAAATTCTGATATTTTTTTGTTTGTCATAATTAGAATTTAATTACATACATTAAAGCGTAGTTTTTTACACGAACCTCAGTACCACCCTGATTGGCAAGAGATATTCCTGTTGTAGCATCATCCATTGTAAAAGTAGTAGCTGGATAGCCACCAGCACCACCATAGCTGATAGTTTTTGCTCCAGTAGCAGGGAATACGTCCGAATTAGTAATACTTGTATTGTGTTGGTGACCTGGATCAGTAACGGAGTGGGTATGTTGTTTGTTTTGATCTGTTTGACTAGAAGCAAATGATCTACCACTATCTACACCAGCACTATTATCCCAACCCCTAACAAATTGTCCTCTTAAATCGGGCAAGTTAAATGTTGATGATCCATCTCCTACTCCCCATGTTGTTGATATTGCACTAAATAAACTTGCATAAGTTGATCTACTAACAGCAGCACCATTACATTCTAAATAACCCGAAGGAGGAGTAGTAGTAGCAAATGAAAATACTGAACCTGCTGGTACTCCATTTGCAATTTCACCCCATGCAGATCCGTTATAACCTTCAAATTGTGTAAGGGTAGTATTGAATCTTATATCTCCAGTAGCAGGGGTTGGTCTTTGAGCAGTAGTTCCTGATGGTAGCTGCAAAGAACCTGTACCTGATAAAACAAGATCACCAGAGGAAGTTACTGTGCCTGTAAAAGTAGGAGATGCTTTAGTTGCAAGTCCTAGATTATTAGCATCAGTTAAATCTCCAAGTGTTAACCAGCCGTTATTTGAGCTATTTCTTATTTTTAATAAATTATTAGCTGTATCTGCCCATATTTTGTAAGCAACAGTTGTAGAAGGATCAGCAGAACCACTATTTAATGATTGAATATCACCAAGACAAGTATTTAAGTCTGCTCTAAAAGTTGCTCCTACAGCATTAGCTATATCATAATCATGTCCATTACTCATTTATGTTACCTCCTTACCAAAACCTGATGCAGCCCATACAAATGACCTGGCAACTGCTGAACTTCCATTTTTAAATGTGACTTGAAATCCTGTCCTACTTATATTAGCAAGTTCAAAGAAATCACCTGTTTGTTGATTTGTTGGAGTCACTACAACAGTTGGAGTTTGTTTAAATGGATTTGCAAAAGATACAGTATATTGTGACGATCCAGTTGTTACTGGAGTCGATATAGATTCTGTTCTTCCTTGTAATTCTAGTGTAGCTCCTAACTCAGTAATCGCTATATTCTGGTTTGTGTCATTACTTGTTAATATTGCTTTAAATTGAAAAGCTCTACCTGTAATTAATACGTTGCTAAATTCTTTATAGGCACTCCAGGTAGGTGATCCAGACGGATTATCATTTGTGGATCGTACATAAACAGCAGCATTACATTTTGTAGCTTCGGTTAAACCACCAACAGCATCAATATATCCCCAACTGTCAATCAAGTCAGTTCTTGAATCCCATAAACTATTTAGTATAAAATTACTTGCTTTTAAAGTTTTTCTTAAATTGACATCATAAGGTTGTGTTAAATCAACAGAATTAGCAAAAATATACTCTCCTGATGTGGCTGTTGCATTACTTGTAACTGTAAGTTTTAAAGCATCTAAAGCAGAATCATAAACTGTATTAGTTTTAGAGCCTGTAAAGTTTGGAGTGTGTTCATCAACAGTTCCTACAACAAGTCTTTCTGATGGAGCAGGAAGATTAGTTGTTACTCTTGTATTATTCCAATCACTATCACTTGAACCAGGTGCAGGACTTTCTCGTCCACCATCGTCCTCAAATTTAATTAGATACGTTCCAGAAAGTAAAGGGACTATTTTTTGTGTTTGGTTTCCAGCAGCAGCAACCACAATTTCCTGAGAATCTTTCCACTGTGCTCCAGTTGTAAGGGAAGAATGTCTGATTAAAGTCTTTCCTCCTAATAAAACGTCAAGTTCTGTGGCACGATTCCAGCTTAATATTGCACTAGATTCATCTATTGGTAGTAGGCTTACACCGCTTACATTTGATGGAAGAGCAGTTTTTCCTACAGCTACAAATGGATTTAATGCGTTGGGTAATGTAGATCGTAAACCAGACGCACTAACGCTATAAACTTCAATTGTATAATTACCAGCAATAGTATCTGTTATTTCATAACTTTTAGCACCTTCAACGGAACGAGAAGTATAGTTTCCCTGTTCATATCTCCATCTGACATAAACATTATCGGTAGAGGTAGTCCAACTTACAATAATTTTTACTCTTGCAATACCAGTATTCTCATAAATAACTTCTTCTGCTGTAATACCAGTTGGAGCAGCAGGAGGTACATCTAGATCACTAATATCTCTTGGTGTTAATGATATTCCACTTTCAATATGATTGTATTTCCCAGCGTTATACTCACTAGCTGTTACTACATAATTAAGTCTGTCTTGTTCTTTAACTTCTAAAACTCTCCAAGTGCTTGTAAGAATGTTTGTTGTTTGATAAATCCAAACGCTATTTACATTAGGAGCACTTGAAAAATGTTGACCCAAGTTAATAACACTGCCTGATATTGATGCTACTGTTTTAACTTCAACGCTACCATCTGGCAATATTACAGATAAGGTAGATCCAACTGAAAAAATTAAATCCGTTGTATCGTCTACTGTTACAGAGTTTGTAGTAGCAGCTTGAATACGACCTCCTCTTCTCTCTCCACTCTTTACAGGATCAGCTATTTCTATAATCTGTCCAGGTCTTACTATAACTCCTGCATCAACTGAGGTGGTAAATGTCACCACTTCACGTTCTACATTTGCCATATAGAGTAACCACTTTGCCAAACGATTTGCCTGTCCTCTACTTGTACAAGCAAAGGCATCAATATTTTTAACTATTGATCCATAACGTGCTTGGTTTGCATTATCAATAACTTCTTCATAATTTATATCTCTCAAATCTAAATCTAAATATTTAGCGACTACTACAGTTGGTCTTGCTTTTTGACTTGTGTTTGAGTAATTAAAGCCAGGTTCTAAAACATTTGCAAGAGTAAACAAATAACTTGTATCTTTTGGAGAATCTTGCGTGATAGTTAAATTACCAGCCTCATAAAAAGGCATTGCCCTAAATACTGAACACATTTGGTTAATTACGTTGTATGCTTCTTGTTGATTTTGTAGAGATACATTGCAACTAAATCTAGGTTCTGTATTACCAGTACCAGTTCCATCATCTATTTGTTCCGAGCAATAAACTGATGCAGCATAAAAACTAAATTTATCTAACTCTGATTCTTCTAAGTGAGCACCTAGTCCGTACCTAGAGGAACTTAAAAGATCGAATAAGCACCAAGCTGGATCATTGGTATATTGAGCAGCACCAAGCGTTCCATTAAAGATTCCTGCATAGGATAAACTGCCATCTGCTCTTACTGTTGCATTATGAGGAATTTTTACTTTTATTCCTTTTACTAAATATTTTCTTTGAGGAATTGATGTAAATTGCTCTGCGTCAACTTTTAAACCCACTAAGGCACTGTTAGGATATGTTCTTTGATCGTATTTAATTTCTACATAGCTATTAAATTGAATTTCATTAGCTAATTTGCTGGAAGCACTATCAGCAGTTATTCTTGTAACTTTAATATTTACAGGAAAAGCACCACTTAAATTTATTAAATAATCTCTTTGATAAGTGTCAGGAGTTCTACCTGTAATAGTTCCTGCATTACCAGAAACAACAGTTGAATATGATCCACCACTATATTGAACAGCTATTTCTAATTGAACTTGCGTTCCAAAAATATCTCCTTTATCACTTAAAGATTGTAAAGATGGAACAGTAATTGTTAGGGAAACTGCATCAACGGTAGAGTCTGTTATTTGAACGACTCTAGGTGTAGCTTGTGTAACTGTAGAAAATCCTGTTGATTTTGTTGTTTCTACATTTTTTGTTATTGGAATATTTGTTTGACTAGATGTACCAGTTCTAGCTTCAAAAGTTACATCTTTGAAATTAAAACTACCATCGGCAGATTGTAAAGGTGTGTTGTTTAAAAATATAGATTTTGCACCATCAACTAAACCACCTATTTCTCCTTCTCCTATAAGATCTAATACTTTTGCAAATTGTTTTGAATCAAGATTATCTTTAGCTTCAGTAGGAGTACCACCTCCACCTCCACCACCTTTCCCACCGCCTCCCCCAGAACCTATAACCTTACTCATACTTCTACCTGTGCAGTTTCAATACCAGCCGATATTACTACTGATCCAACCATTGTAGTTCCATATATTACAGGCACAGCAACTCCAGCACGACTTGTATTTTGAATACCACTAAAATTAAAAGACAAACGAGGATCTTGCTCCCTTTCTGGAATTGTTTGGACAGGAGTAAGCATTTCTGAAATACCTGTCAAAGCTAAAGCAATACCAATATTTCCAACTGTAGCTTGAAATGCACTATATCCAGCAACTTTTGTAAATCCGCCAAATCCCAAAGAAGCTCCAGGAAAAGCAATAGCAGCACCTATTAATACTGCTCCAACAATAAATCTACCTACACCTCTACCACCTTCTCCTCCAACTACAGGAATAATTTTTATATCTTCTTGTCCATTTGGATAATGTAATTCTTTTTCCTCTAGTTCCCAGTTATCAACAGCAACTTTATAATATCTATCTGCCATATGTTTTTCTAACTGTGGAAAGTTGACCACTAGAAATCTTATAGCTTGAGCAGCACTATGTACTTCAGCTTCAAAAGTCTTTTGACCTACAAACTTTGCTAATTCTCCGTATAGCTTAATTTTACGCAGCATAACGAATCCTTTTACCTATACATTTTAACAGCCATTCATCTAATAGATCACGACTAGATAATCTATTTTGTAAATGATGTAAAACTGTTTGCTGTCCTAAGTAAACACCAATATGATTTAATCCGCTACTACCTATTGACATTAATAATAAATCTCCATATCTTAAATCTTCCTCTGGTAACAATTCTCTAAATCCTGTTTTAACAAAACAATCATTAAACATTGGATTTTTTATAAATTCCTCTGATGAGTGTGGTCTGATCCAATCTATAAGTTCTATATCTAATTCTTCCTTATACCAATCTCTACATAAACTCCAACAATCAGTAACACCCCAAACCCATTGCCTTCCTATAAGAGGTGCTTTATAACCACATGGCTCACAATACCCCCATTGTTTTAAATTTGGCTGAATAATCCACCATTTTAAATCTGACTTTTCACAGGCCACTTTATCCGCTTCGCTTGGATTAGGACTTGTTACAGGGTGGCTGTGAACAACAGCAATTATTTCTCCCTCATCTTCTGCTTTTACCCAATCATCTGCATCAATAATAAATTGATCTTTTGGATCAAAAGCTAGATTTTTACATGGAAAATATACTTCTTTTCCTTTCTTAATTAACAAAAGACCACAAGATTCTCTTGGATCTTCTTCTATTGCGTGTTCTAATGCATCATCTTGCCACATTATGAAAAAAATGTACCCACACCAGGAAAATCTGCTGGTAAAACCTGACGTTTTGGCAATCTCACTCCATCTAAATCAAAACTTGCTGTTAACTCAAATTGTATTATGTCTCTATTTTCAGTAACTTTACGATCAATATAATAAATTTCATTAGGAAATGTAGCAGTAGGATCTGGTGTACCAAAAGGATTTAGTCCTGATTCCATATCTATCGCATTTCCATCTTCTAATAAAAGATTTGAACCATTCTCCAACAAGATTTGCCCACCAGTAAAATTTGTATTGTCAATGTATCTTTCTAAAGTTCTTATTCTTGTAACTTTTGCTCCCTCTAATCCTTGAGGTAAAGTCAAAAGTATTGTTGTAAAAGTTCCTAAAATATTAGATATAGTCAGACGAGGTCTTGGTAATTGTTTGCCGTTAAATTCAAAGCCATCAGCTTCAATAGGCATTTTTGTATATTCAATATTATCAAAAATAACATTACTATTTTCATTATTATTTGTTCCATTATGAAAATAATATTTTGTATTAGATCCATGAATAGCAGTATTTAATTCAAGTTGAAAAAGCTCAACTATACTACTGGGATTTATCTTTTGTAATTCTGATACGGGTGTAGACATTAAGGTTCAAACACTTGTTGGAATGTCATGCTTAAACTAGCTCTATTTAAAAAAGGTATTCTTTTTGTCCATTTAAGACATATCCATTTGTAAGCAACAGCACTACCAGGAGGTTGCCAATCAAAAGAAGCACCATCATCTGATCTAGCCTCAAGAAATCCCTCTATGGTGTCTGATTCCGATTCACTAACATCAAAAGTTAAGTTCCAAACATAAGGTCTAGTGTTTAATCCAAATTTAATTCTATGTTGGTAACCATCATTGAATTGGGTTATGTTAATTTGTGAACTCGTAGTTTTTTGAGAGTTATAACTTGGTTTTATATCAGGGAAAGTAGCCATTATCCTAATAAACCTCCAGGTCTTTTTTGCTTAATTAATTCTGATTGTATAGCAGCAGAAATCAATACACCCAATTCTCTACCTTGTTGTTCATCACCTTCAACAGAAGAACCAGAAGCATCTACGTTCACTACAATATTTGTTGATCCACCAAGTGCGTGGTTTGGTGTTATTGTGCCACTAACTCCAGGTGTAAATAATTCTGGTCCTCGCTCTCCAACTAAATGAGTTTTTCTTCCTCTGGCTATTCCTCCGTTAGCTAAACCGAAATTTGGTCCTGCTGTACCTAAACCTGTTATTGGATCAAAATATCCTCCACCACCCATCATGCCACCACCAAATATTCCTCCAAGTCCACCAAGTATTGAACCAAATAATCCACCGCCTCCTAGCGTTCCCTGTGGATTACCAAAAAATGCCATGTTAAACGCTGCATCTATAAGTTTGTTCAATACGTTGTTCAACATATCGTTCAATGTGGAAGTACCACGAATCATTCCTTGGATTCCTTGTGATATGTCAGTCGCTATTGTCTGAGACATTCTTTCAAATGCTGCTGCTGTTTT